AGCCCGCGGCCTCGAGCTCCAGCGTGTACGCCGCGAGGCGCGACGACCGAGGAGTGATCATCGGCTTCTGCAGCCGCGTCACCTCGATCTGGCGGACGAGGCCGAGATGCTCCTCCTCGACCACGAGCTGGGCCCAGCGGGGCCTGGTGAGGATCGCTCCGAGCTCCTCCATCCGCTCCCACAGCGCGACCGGCGTGCGCTCGATGATGAGGCCCTCCAGCGTGATCCGCCGGCTCTCCTCGAAGACGTCCGCCTTGACCCCGGCGTCGGCGTGCTCCCACGCCACCGGGCCTCCGGTCCGGGAGGTGCCGTTCGTCCATCCATCCCAGCCCGCGATCGTGATGCGGTCCCGCTCTCGGGAGCCCGACACGAAGTCGAGCCCCTGGAGCGAGACCTTCACGCACGGAGGCGGCGCGAACAGCGGCACAGCGCTGCTGCAGGACTCGAAGCCGGTCCAGTCCGGGGAATGCAGCATCGATCCTCCTCAGATCACGACGGCAGCTGGACGGCCTGCGCGCTCACGAAGTGGCGCATCTTCGCCATCGCCCGGTCCGTCACCTCGTTGGGGTCGGGGCCGTAGATGTTGTTCGTCTGGCTCAGAGATGGACGCGAGTCCGTCGAGCCCGACACCGGCTGCCGACCCCACGACGGGGTCGCCGGCAGCGACATGCGCACCGCCGCACCGTTCTCGACCCCACCGCCATCCGCGAAGCGCAGCGCGCCCGCACGGATCGCGGCCCGCATCCGCAGGACCGAGTCGTGCCCGCCGGCGAGCGCTACCTCGGCCGCGGTGAGGACGTGCTCGCCGTTGGAGAGGAGGGCCCGGATGGAGTCGGAGGTGCCGGTGCCAGGGCCGAAGACAGGGCCGCCCGTGGCGAAGCGGGATCCGCCGCCGCTTCCTTGGAAGCCGGGGTCGGAGTAGCCGACGGTGATCGTCATGCGCCGGTTCCGGGCCGCGTTGTTGATGCGGGAGTTCGCGGCGCCGGAGTTGTCGTCGACGTCGATGTGGCTGTTCCGGTCGCGGGCAGCGGAGTTGATGTCGCTGTTCGCTTCGCCGGTGTTCGCGTCGACGTCGATGGTGCCCGTGGTGTTGTCGGCCTGGCGCTTCACTTCCTGGGTCTTCAGGATCGCGGGCACGCCGTCGGCGTCGATCTCGACCGTGCCGCCGGAGTTGTTGATGTGGTCGACGAGGGTGAGGAGCGCCGACTCCGCATCGACGGGGGTGCCGTTGATGGAGACGTAGCCTTCGCCCTCGTTGATCTCCGCGACCAGCATCGCGAGGGCTTCCTGAGCATCGACGGTCTCGCCGTTGATCTCGACGGTCCAGCTCTGGTCCATCATCGCGGCGTAGAACTGCTCGATGGAGGACTGGGCCCAGTACGTGTCCGCGTCGATGATCACCTGGTGGGGGGTGGCGTCCCCGATTCGGGAGCCGAAGACGCGGACTTCCTCCTCGGCCGGGGACGTGTCCGCTCCGACGGGGATCTCGGGGAGAGCGTCTCCGATCTGGGACCAGAATGCGTCCCAGTCCTGGCCGGCCTGCTCGGTCTCGACCTTCACCTCGGTCTCGACGAAGTCGGGGATCAGCTGGAGCTCGTCCGCGAGGCGGGTGGCCTCCTCGGTCGACATGCCCATCGCCTCGGCGGTGCGGATGAAGTTGTCCCGACCGGACTGCATGATCGAGTCCAGCTCGGATGCCGTCGCGCCTGCTTCCTCAGCCTTGTTCGCCCAGTTGTGAGCGGACTCCGCAATCCCATCGAGCGCTGCCTCGTTCGCGCGCCCTGCTTCCGTGGTCCGGTCCAGGGTCTTGCCGTGCTCCTCGAGGGACGCGGTCGCGTCGTCGATCGCGGCCTCGAAATCGCGCTCCGACCCGCGCACTCCGAGGAGGAGGTCCGCGGTGTCGGAGAGGAGATCCTGCAGCTCGGCGAGCGCGTCGACCTGCTCCTCCACGGCACCCGTCGCGTCGTCCATGCCAGCGGCCATCTCGCCACTGGCGCCCTCGACGCCGGACATCGCGCCTGTCGCCTCATCGATGACGGGGACCAGCTCGCCGGTTGCGATCTTGAGCAGGGTCTGGTCATCGGCCGCAAGTCCTGCGTCTGTCGCGAGGTTGGTCAGCTCGGCGCGAAGGCCGGGAAGCCGATCCATGACATCTGCGGCGGAGTACTCGTATGCCTCTGCGGACTCCGTCGCGGCATTGAACTGGTCGACCATGTGGTCCAGCGCGCCGCCCTGGACGAAGCTCACCATGGCCTGATCTGCCTGCTCCATCGAGGCGAGGAGATCGTCGCGGACGGAGTTCCCGAACATGCCGAAGCCTGTGGCGAGCTCGTCCGCGAACTTGGTGAATCCGTCTGCATCCAGCTCTCGGAGCGCGGACCCGAAGTCGTTCACGACCTCGAAGCTCGAGGGGAGCGTCTCCGCATACAGCTTGTCGAAGGACGCTCGCGTGATGTCCGACGTCTCCGCCAGGTTGATCAAGGATGCGGTGTACTCGTCTGCTCCGATGCCCGCCTCGATGAACGAGCGCCGGAAGCTGTCCACGACTCCGATGCCGGCCAGCGCCAACCCGGCGACGCCCGCGGCCTTGCCCACCTTGCCCAGGCCTCCGGCCACGCCAGGCATGTCCGTCTTGAGCGTCTGGAACGCCGACACGGTGTCCATCACGCGGGGGAACAGCAGCAGGAACGACCCTGCAGCCAGCGATGCGCCACCCACGACGGCGCCCAGCCCGGCAGCCGCCTGCTGGACGGGCTCCGGCAGGTCCGCGAACCAGCCGGCAAGATCGCCCGCGCCCTCGGCGAGGTCGGCGACTGCCGGCAGGACGACCCCGCCGATGCTGATGCCCATGTCGACCAGGGCGTTCTTCGCCATGGCGATGCGGGACTCCGCAGTCTCGTACCGCTTCGAGGCCTCCTCGATGAGGGCCGTTCCCTTCTCGAACTCCGAGTTGCCCATCGCCATCGCATCGGACATGGTCCCCGTTGCGAGGGCGAGTCGACGCATGGTGTCGGCCTCGCGCAGCCCGGTGATGCCGAGCTCTGTGAGGACCCCGTTGGTGGACATGCCGAGCTCGGAGGTGTCCGCGAGGCCCTCGGTGAAGGCCACGAGAGCCTCCGCCGGCCGGGTCTCCCAAGCAGTGGCGAACTGCTCCGACGTCATGCCCGAGACGGCCGCGAACAGATCGAGGGACTCGCCACCCTCCTCGACGGACCTGGAGATGCGGTTCATGGTCTGCGTCATCGCAGAGCCGCCAGCTTCCGCCTCGATACCGACCTGGGACATCGCGGTCGCGAGCCCCATGATCTCGCCCTCGGAGAGGCCCGCCTGAGTGCCTGCAGCAGCGAGGCGCTGCGACAGGGCGACGATCTCTCCCTCCGTGGTCGCGAAGTTGTTTCCGAGGCCGACGACGGTCGCGCCGAGCCGTCCGATGTCCTGCTGCGAGGTGCCCGTGACGGTGATGAAGCGCGCGAGCGCAGTCGCAGCCTCGTCTGCGGAGAGGTTGGTCGACTCTCCCATGTCGATCATCGTTCGCGTGAAGGAGAGGATGTTCGGGGTCGCGATGCCGAGCTGACCCGCGGCCTCGGCGACGGCCGCGATCTCCTGATGCGAGGCCGGCAGCTCCCGGGCCATGCCGCGCAGGCCGGCCTCGAGCGAAGCCATCTGCGGCGCGGTGCCGTCGACGGTCTTCTGCACGCCTGCCCACGCGGACTCCCAGTCCATCGCGGCCTTCGTCGCGAGGGCGAGGCCACCGAGCGCCGCGGCGCCGAAGCCCGTCAGGGTCGCGCCGGCGGTGTTCCAGGCCTCCGAGTTCTCCTTCGCGGACTGGACCATCCGGCCCATCGCGGTGTCGGCCTGCTTCGCCGCGGTTTCGGTACCCTTCGCGGTCTGCTCGACGGCCTTCGTCGCCGCCGCCATCTCGCGCTTGAAGCCATCCACCTCGGCACGGAGGCGGACCACGATGCTTCGATCACTCACGCTGAGCCCCCTCCCCAGCGAATGCGCCGTTCAGGTCGTGCCGCAGCTGCTTTGCCGCAGCTGCGGCCGTATCGAGGTCCTTGAACAGCCCGCCCTCGAAGATCTGGCCGCACTTCACGACCCGAACTCGATAGGAGTCACCGTGGCGGTGGACGTTCCTCACGCCCGTGCTGCCGTTCCTGTTCGGGCCGCGTCGGTTCGCGCCGTTCTCCGGGGGAGTGGCGATCCGCAGGTGCGACACCTCGACGCAGTCGCGCCGGTGGCAGGAGTGGTCGAGCCACGTCGACGAAGCGATCTCCCCGTAAACCAGCCGCCACGCATGACGGTGCGCGTGCTCCATGCCGCCACCCGGCTTCGTCATGTACCCGTAGCCGGTGCTGCTCTTCGCCCCGGTCCAGACCAGGCACCCCGAAGCGGTATCGCGCTCTGTGTACTCGCGAAAGCGCTCCTCGGTCGAGAACAACCGACGGCCACCACCGAGTGGATCCCCGTGACGCCGAAACCTGCGATAGTGCTTGGAGCAGAGGCCTCGCGCCTCATGGGGCCGATCGCAGCCGTCGATAGTGCAGAAGCGGCCCGCCACGTCAGCCCCCTCGCTACAGGAGTCGTCATGCGCAACCGGTCTTCGTTCGCTCTCGCCGTCGTCGTCTTGACGCTCGCCTCGTGCTCCAACTCCGAGCCCGGTCCGGCACCGTTCGAAGAAGCCGACCCAGCTGGCTACGCGGCGTGCGAGACGTACATGACTGCGCCGCCTGCCGAGGTGCTAGAGCAGTTCGATGACGAGCTCGACCTCGTCCTGTACGCCGGTGCCAGCGCTTACGAGCACGCCGTCGACTCGAGCACTGCAGAGATCGCAGATTCGGTGAACGAGGAGCTCACTGCTGCAGGCGTTCCCTCAGTCGTTGCGGCCAAGCTGATACCCGCGTGCGAGGGCAAGGGCTTCGAGATCGGACCGGGTTCAGCAGCCGAGGCAGCGCAGAACGTGTGACCCCCAGAGCTCAGCGCTCGGCCTCGTCCTTGAAGCCCACCATGACGCCCTTCTCGGGGTTCTTGTCCTGGGAGCGCTCGTCCTCCCACTCCTCGCGGGCCACGAGGTACACGCACGTCTTCTCGACCGTCACGGGCTCGATGTCCGTGGTGTCGGCGTCGCACTCGTCGCGATAGTGCTCGCCTCCTGCGCCCGAGGGGCACAGGTCCATGTCGTGCAGGGGCTGCGCGAGCACCAGCAGCCGGTCCCACAGCTGCCAGCCCGGCACGCCCGTGCGCAGATGCGACAGCGTCGTCCCCCAGGACTTCGCGGCATCCATCTGCACACGGACGTGCGGGAAGCGCCTCAGCGCTCTGGCGAGAAAGGGACGGACGGCAGGACCTGCCCGGCCTGCGCGAGCTCGGTCACCGCCCTGAAGAGGCCGTGCATCGGGCCATCACCGAGGGTGACGCGGAGCTTCCGCACCTGCTTCTCGGAGATCGTGGGCTTCGAGCGGCCGGTCGCGCCGTCGGTCACCTTGATCACGGCGGCCGCGGCGGTCATGTCGCCGAGCGCGATCTGATCGACCCGCTTCCGCGGCTGCCCGTCGGCGCCGAGGAGCGGCTTCGTCGGCGCCTTCTCGGCGAGTGCCTTCAGCTCCTCGCCGGTGAGGGCCTGGACGGTGAAGACGAGGCGCGAGGCCTCCATGCGCTCGATCACGTCCTCGATCTGCTCGCGGATGCTCACCTCGCCCATGGACTCGTCGTCGGCGCCGTCCTCCTGCTGGAGCTTCTGCGCGAGGCGGTCGTACTCCTGCAGCAGGTCCCAGTTGCGGTACACGGTGACGTCGCGGCGCGGGCGGGCGCCCTGGTCGATCCAGGCGTCGATGTCGAAGTCGTCGGGGTCGGCGCCGAAGTCCTCGACGTTCTCGGGGATGGTGGTCATGGTGGTGCTCCTGTTCTCCTGTGCTCCTGGGCTCCTGTGGTTCCCCCGGAGGGGGCCGGGCGGGGGAGCGCAGGAGCACGCTCGACCCCGCCCGGCGGTCTGTGGCCCGCACCCCGGGAGGTGCGGGCGGTGGAGGGTCAGCCGCCGCTGCCGACGACGGTCACGTCGAGGTGGCCCTCCTGGATCGCCGGGGCGACCGTGTTCTTGATGAAGCCGGTCCGGTCGCTGCCCTTCTGGGGGTTGTCCAGCAGACCGCGGTAGACGCTCACGACGTCACCGGCCTCCCACGGGTCGGTCGACTTCTTCAGCGACTCGCGCTCGACGAACCAGACCTCGGTTCCCTTCTCCTTCAGCGCCTGGTAGACCTCGTCACCCTCCTCGTCCACGAGGTTCGTGGAGTCGTCGAAGTAGCGGAAGACGGGGATGGACGCCTCGAAGTTCGAGGCACCCCAGACGTTCGAGTTCACGTCCTCGCACAGCGCGGGATCCGCGAAGGTCTCCGACGCCGTCGGGCCGAGCGCGTAGCCGTTCTTCGCGATCCGGCAGGACGCGTCGAGGGCCGACGTCAGCTCGGTGAGCGTGATCGCGTCGGGATTGGCGGGTGCGGTCGCGAGGACCGCGAGCTTGGTGTGGCCGTCGGCGAGCGACTTCACAGCGACCATGGTCAGGACTCCTTCTGGGGGGTCTGGCGGCCGCGGTGAGCCGTCTTCGGGGTGGGGGCGACGTCCTCGGCCGAGTCGGCCTCGGGCACGTCATCGGAGACGGCGCTCTGGGCCGCCTTCGTCTTCGGGGTGAGGGAGAGGTACGGGAAGATCCGCAGCCAGTTCTCGGGCACGCGCTGCGGGAGCTTCGCGCCGGTCCGGGTGTCGTACGCCTCGACGCGCTTCTGCGGCATGGCGAGCACCGCCTTTCATGACGAAGCCCCCGGCGCGGAGCCGAGGGCGGAGGGATGGGAGTGGATGCGAGCGCCGCGATCAGCCGAAGCGCGTGGAGCCCAGCCGGTAGATGTCGACCGCGTAGAACGGGAACGCCGACGTGGCCGGGCCCTGCGGGCGCACGTCCCGGTCGGGCTCGACGTCCTGCGAGTCGTCCAGGACGAGCTCCCAGCCGTACCGGCCGGGCACGACGAGCGCGGCGCCCTCGAGCGCGGCGCGGGAGATGTCCACGAGCTCGCGCACGCCCGCGGGAGCGAGCGCGGTGTGCGTGACCCTGATCAGGGCCTGCGCACCGTCCTCGCAGCCACCGAGTGACTCGGAGAAGCCGCGCACCGTCCCGCCCGACAGGACGATGAACGGGTACTTCTCGGGGTCGCCGACGACCGCGCTCGCGTCCGTGTCGTGCACCGGGATGTCCGGCGCCGCCTCCTCGAGCAGCTCCCGCACCGCGGCGAAGTGCGCCGCGATCACAGCAGCCCCTCGAACAGGTCGCCGAGCGCCGACTCGAAGCGGTCCGCTTCTGCCGCGAGGGCGATGGACGGATCGGGGACCGTGCCGCCTCCTCGGCTGGTGCCGAAGATGGCGACGTTCGCGAGCGCGCCGCCGTACCGGCTCTTGTCGGGGCCGATCTGGGCCTCGACCCCGCCCGCGTCGACCTTGAGGTCGTAGTTCACCGAGAACGTGATGCCGCGGAAGCTCTGCGAGGACGCGAGGTCCATCTGGAGCTCCTGCTTGATGTTCAGGGCGCCCTTCGACACCACGGGCCGGACGCCGCGCTGGACCTTGTCGGGGATCCGCGCGAGGTCCCGGGAGAGGGTGCGGAGCTCGGAGGCGTCAACTCGCACCGTCACGGAGCACCTCCTGCACGTTCATGCGCACCGCGGTGGTGTGCGTCTTGTCCTCGTCCGCGCGGAGCCGCATCCGCGACCCCGGCAGGCGAGGGTTCTTCGAGCTCACGAACTCGGCGATATCGCCGGACTGCACCTCGGTGGTGCCGTACGGGAAGTGCACCTGAGCGACGCGCTGCGTCACCCGGCCGATG